GGGGCAGGCGCAATCCTGCCCCCTATTCTATTCGTTCGTGTTTGGCAGTTAGGTATACTTAGCGACCCTATTCGTTCGTGATTAGTATTTCTGATCGTTCGTGTTTGGACAGTTAAGGGCGCCTTATGGGTATGCCCCCCCTACCCCATGGGGGCGTATAAAAACAGCTAACTACCCTAACCTACAAAAGTAAATATGAGCTGCACATTATCTCTAAAATATAAAAATTTTTCCAGGTAAAAAAACTCCATAACCCTCAAAATATAACACTTCCTATATAAAAATTGAATCCTTATAACTCACATATGAAAAAAAATTCCGAGGAAAATTTTCAGTTCCTACAAGTCGATCCAATTACTGGCGAATACTATGTCACAATACCAGAATGGGTGGCAAATGATCTTGAATGGTACGAAGATACAGAAATCAAATTATCAGTCGATGGAAAAGAATTAATACTTTCAGAAAAAGACAATGATTGAAAAAAAATATCACATATATTTGAACAACAAATGCCTCTATCATTCTTTAAGTATAGAAGACTTTGATATTACATGGAAAATGTTTTCTGAATTTCTTACAATCACAGATGATAGAAAAAAAGATATTCTTTCTTATGAAGAAGTAATCTATTCAAAAGAAACAGCACTAAATTCATCACATTGACAATCTCTATATAATGATGTATGATACTGAAGTAACTACTTACAACTATGGCTAAAGGATTTACCGTAAAAGCAAATGCCCCAGTGGCATCAAATAAAGAACCCGAATGGGACTATAATCTCGCAAAAGAAATGGTAAGAGGCAAATCTATTGTCTTTTGTCTTCCCGGCAGAGGAGTTTCATATACCTATCTAAAAAGTTTTGTTCAACTTTGTTTTGACCTAGTTCAGTCCGGAGCAAGTATTCAGATTTCTCAGGACTACTCATCAATGGTGAACTTTGCCCGATGCAAATGCCTGGGTGCGAATGTTCTAAGAGGTCCGGATCAACTTCCCTGGGATGGAAAACTGAATTATGACTGGCAACTTTGGATTGATTCTGATATTGTCTTCAATACTGAAAAATTCTGGCAACTTGTTCTAATGGATAAAGACATTGCCTCGGGATGGTATGCAACCGAAGATGGTCATACAACATCAGTAGCGCACTGGATGGAAGAAGATGATTTCCGCAATAATGGTGGAGTCATGAATCACGAAACCGTAGAGAGCATCTCTAAGCGTCGTAAACCATTCACCGTCGATTATGCCGGATTTGGTTGGTTACTGATTAAGCACGGAGTATTTGAGCACTCCGAAATGAAGTATCCCTGGTTTGCTCCTAAGATGCAAGTCTTTGAGTCTGGGGAAGTTCAAGATATGTGCGGAGAAGATGTATCTTTCTGTTTGGATGCAAAGGAAGCAGGATTTGAGATTTGGTGCGATCCTCGGATTAGAGTCGGTCACGAAAAGACAAGGGTGATTTGATGTCTAACGAATCTTACAATATAATCTGTAAGGGTCGTAAAATTTATTCCAATCTTACAGAGGAAGAATACTTCAATACTATGGAGGATCTGTCTATTCAATTCTATCAGACAGGTTCTCCAAATCCAAATGAAATTACAACTGAAATTATAGGAGAAAACTAATGGCAATTAAAAAATCATTAAGTGGTGGGAAGCAAGTCATTGAATCTCGTCCAAAGAAAACCAGACAAGGTTCTGGTGCTCATACTAAGTGCGCCGCGTCTTCTCGTAATAAGGCTCGTAAGAAGTATCGAGGTCAAGGTAAAGGATGAACTACATGGAAGTTTTTAGATGATATCATATAATCGAAGTGAAATTTTAAATTCAATTAAAAACTTAAAGACATACCTCAAACCCAGTGCTATTCCTGGTGCTGGTGTTGGGGTTTTTGCTTTAATAGATATTCCTAAAGACACTCTAATTTTTGAGGTTGAAAGAACAGATGATTATTTTTTTGAATATTCAGAAATAAAAGATATTTCACCTAACATTCAAAATTATATAATGGCAATGACGGATGGGGTAAAAGAAGGTTTTTATTTGGATGTTCCTGCCTTTAAGATTTATACTGCATATTATGTCAATCATTCTTATAATCCCAATGTCTTTTGGGATCGAAGATCTGATGAACTCTTCTCAATCAAAGACATTGAATGTGGAGAAGAATTGACAACATATTATAAACCCAATGAGAAAAATTTTTAAATGAATATTATCAATTTACCACCAAAAAAAGTTTGGATTCGTAAAGAATATCTAAGAGATCTTCGTGATGGACACGGAGAATATGTGAAAGGTTGGTGGGTGTCCATCAAATCAATCTGGGGAAAGTGTTTTTATTTCGAAACTTATATTCCAGAATATGGTGCTCTTTATGATAAATTACCAATCTCGGCATTTTTGAATTGGGAAAGTGACCATCACGAACATCCAAGAGAAATAAGTCCAGATCTACCAATCACTGATTTACAGTACTGGGATAGTTTTGACTATGACATTAGATTAATTGAAAAGCAGTTTTTATATACAATGTCTGTTGAGGTTAAACATCGTTCTGGTCATTTATCTGAAAATGGTAAATATTTGTTCACAATTGATTCCTATCATCCTGATCGGGACATTCCTGATATTTCATTTTCAGAATTTCCAGAAGAACATAAGTCACATAACTGTATCATTTTACCAAATGGACAAATTGGTCTTTACCCAAACAATCGTTGCAGATGGGTTGATGAAAGTTTAACTCCACCTACTCTTAAAAAACCCGACTTTTTAGTTTCTACCAGAAATTTTTCTGTAGAAAATGGAGGAAAGTGTCGATTGGGAAATACTGAAGAATATTTTTGGGAACATGAGAAAGAAAATAAATAACTTTTTTACTGGAATAATAATTGGAACAGTATTCAATGGGAACTCATCTCCTTTTGGAGGTGTATGATGTCAAATTTGACCTCTTAAATGATGTAATATCTCTTCAAGAAACAATGGAGAAGGGTATTAATAGGGCAAATATGACAATTTTAAACATTTTTTCTCATTGTTTTTCTCCTCAGGGTTGTACCATCGTCATTGCACTCTCAGAAAGTCATGTATCCTGCCACACCTGGCCTGAAAATGGTTGTATAGCAATTGATGTCTATACTTGTGGTGAAGGAAACCCGAAATTGGTTGCAAATGAATTACTCAAGTACTTAAATTCCGACAATTATAATCTTCGTGAAATAAATCGTTAAATAGTAACAGGAGATAGAAACCTCCTTTATAAAAGTTCTGTTTTATTCATTAAAACAGGAGTTTCAGAAATGCTATTTGAATCAGATAACAATCAAAAAAGAGTCATTCAAGAAGTTGTTTATGATGTTGCACCAAAACATAACCTAAAAAAACAGGTTGAATTGCATGAAAAAATTCGTAATGATGAGGACTATGATGACTGGACATATGGAACCGAACCAAACTATGGTTCTTCTTGGAAGTAGATATAAATAAATAAAAAACTTTTGTTCAATGGCAATTCAGAGGATATCCAGATCATTTAAAGATATCAGTTTATCCTTTGAACCACATCCGGTGACGAAGGATCTTCCCATATTAAAGAATGAGAATGCGATTCGCAGATCCGTAAGAAATATTGTAGAAACTATTCCAACAGAAAGATTCTTCAATTCTCTATTAGGATCTGATATTACAAGAAGTTTATTTGAATTTGTTGATTTTGGTACTGCATCAGTAATACAAAATCAAATTGAAATATCAATTAATAACTTCGAACCAAGAGTTAATAATGTAGAAGTTCAGGTGGATCCTATTCCGGATGATAATACATTTAATGTAACAATTATTTTTGATATTATAGGACAAGAATTTCCAACTCAAGAATATTCATTCATACTAGAGGCAACAAGATAAAATGCCTTTCACCAAATTTACAAATCTAGATTTCGATCAGATAAAGACCTCCATCAAAGATTATCTCCGTGCCAACTCTACATTCACGGATTTTGACTTTGAGGGGTCTAACTTTTCTGTATTAATAGATACTCTGGCATATAATACCTATATTACGGCATTTAACTCGAATATGATTGTGAATGAATCCTTCTTGGATTCTGCAACTGTTCGTGAAAATGTAGTTTCACTGGCAAGAAATATTGGTTATGTCCCTCGCTCCAGAACGGCAGCAAAGGCACAAGTAACAATTACTGGCACTACAAACCAAAACACTCCCACACTTACCTTACAGGCAGGTCTAGTGTGTGTAGGGTCAGTTGATAATACTTCATATACATTTTCAATTCCGGAAAATATTACAACTAAAGTGGAATCTAACGGTTCCTTTACTTTTAATAAGATTAATCCTTCTGGGGAAGTTACTGGAATTGATATCTATCAGGGGACATTTTTAACAAAACAATTTGTGGTGGACGGATCCCTGGACCAAAGATTTATACTGAACAATTCATTTATAGACACTTCCACCATCTCAGTCTATGTGAAAGGAATTAATGATAGCGGTCTTGGAGTTGAATATTCTTCTGTTGATAATATTCTTGAAGTAAATTCGTCTTCAAGAATCTATCTCTTACAAGAAGTTCAGGATGAAAAATATGAATTACTTTTTGGCGATGGTCTTATTGGGCAAAAATTAGAAAATAATGCGGTAATCACGGTAAATTATATTGTTACCGATGGTGAAGAGGGTAATGGTGCTTCTTCATTTTCTTTTTCTGGAAGTATTAGAAATGCAAGTAATGCGACAATTGATATAGGTTCAGCCTCAATCACAACAAATCAACCATCTCAAAATGGATCTGAAATAGAATCCATAGATTCTGTTAAATATTTTGCTCCAAGAATTTATTCCTCTCAATATAGAGCAGTAACATCAAGAGATTATGAGGCAATTATAAAAAAAATATATCCAGATACCGAATCAGTTGCAGTTATTGGTGGTGAAGAAATGATTCCCGCAAAATTTGGAACAGTATTTATAAGTATTAAACCAAAAAATGGAACTTTTGTTTCAGATTTCAATAAACAACAAATTAAAAACAAATTAAAACAATATAGCATTTCCGGAATTAATCAAGAAATAATTGATCTTAAGATGTTATATGTAGAAATTGATTCATCAATTTACTATAACTATGCTCAGGTATCTGCAGTAGAATCACTAAAGACAAAAGTTGTAAATTCACTGACGGAATATTCAAATTCTGTGGATCTTAATTCATTTGGCGGAAGATTTAAGTATAGTAAGGTTCTTCAAATAATTGATAATACTGATATTTCTATAACTTCTAATATCACTAAGGTTAGAATTAGAAGAGATTTGAAGGCGCTGATAAATCAGTTTGCTCAATACGAACTATGCTTTGGAAATAAGTTTCATATAAATTCCGATGGTTTTAATATCAAAAGCACAGGATTTAAAATTTCTGCAGATCCAGATACCGTATACCTAACAGATGTTCCAAACAAGGATTCTAGTGGAAATTTAGATGGAAGTGGAAAGGGAATATTATCAATAGTAAAACCTTTAAGCGACGGAACTACAAGAATTGTTGTAAAATCTGCCGGAACAGTTGATTATACAAAAGGTGAAATTAAATTAGGAACCATAAACATTATTTCAACATCTAAAGAGAATGACATTATCGAAATACAGGCATTTCCAGAATCTAATGATGTTGTTGGTCTGAGAGATCTTTATTTAAATTTTAGCATTGAAAAAAGCACAATAAATATGGTAAGAGATGTAATTGCTTCTGGTGATGAAATATCTGGTACAGTATTTGCCAGAGACTATTATACTTCAAGTTATTCAAACGGAAATCTAATAAGAGCGTAATATGATACAGACTGGGTTCGAATCTAGAGTTAAGGTTCAACAAGTTATTGAAAATCAACTTCCGAATTTTATTTTGGATGAAAGTCCAAATGCGGTGGAATTTTTAAAGCAATATTATATTTCTCAAGAATATCAAAGTGGTCCAATTGATATTGCGGAAAATTTAGATCAATATTTAAAGTTAGATAACCTAACTCCCGAAGTAGTAGTAGATAGTACATATACTGTTTCAGGAATTTCTTCTACTGATACTACAATTACCGTCAGTAGTACTAAGGGATTTCCTCAAACTTATGGATTATTGAAAATTGATGATGAGATTATAACATATACTGGATTGACTACAAACACATTCACTGGATGTATTCGTGCATTTAGTGGTATTACAAGTTACCATGCAAATTTAAATCAAGAAGAACTGGTATTTTCACCGTCAACAGCGGCATCTCATATTTTAGGATCTTCTGTACAAAATCTAAGTTCTTTATTCTTAAAAGAGTTTTATAAAAAAATAAAATATACTTTTACTCCTGGTCTAGAAGAATTTGATTTTGTATCAAATTTAAATGCTGGTAATTTTATAAAAGAAGCAAGATCCTTTTACCAGGCAAAAGGAACTGACGAATCATTTAGAATTTTATTCAATATTTTATATGGAGTAACGCCCCAAGTAGTAAATTTAGAAGAGTTTTTAATTAAACCATCTTCGGCAGAATATGTAAGAAGAGAGGTTGTAATTGCAGAAAGAATTTCTGGAGATCCTTCTAAATTGGTGGGTCAAACTATTAAAAAATTTAATGATGAGAATACTAGTGCCTCAATTTCCGAAATAGAACCATTTACTAGGAATAACATACAATATTTTAAAATTTCACTTTTTGTTGGATATACTGATACTTCCGCTATTCTTGGAAATTTCACAATTACTCCAAATACAAAAAGTTTAAAAAATGTCCCTGTTGGATCATCTGTAATTTCAGTAGATTCTACAATTGGATTTCCGGAGCAAGGAACAATCATATCCGGAATCAATACAATTACCTACACCAGTAAAAGTATTAATCAGTTTTTTGGATGTACCGGAATTACATCTTCAATCTTACCTTCTGCAAATATAAGATCTGATGAAATTTATTTTGGATATGAAAATGGAGATCTTAACAAAAAAGTTGAGTTAAGACTTACTGGGGTATTATCCAAATTTGTTCAAGTATCTGATACTTTAAATTTGGATGAAGGGCAAATAATCTCGGTTAAAAATATTGGAGATCTAATTCAAAATCCACAAAATAACAAAACATATAAAGAAGTTTTTGCAAATTCTTGGATATACAATACTGGATCTAGATATGAAATAGAAAATATTAATAATTTTATTTTAAAAAGTCCAATTGACAAATCTAGTTTAAAAATTGGAGATGAAGTAGAAATCTTAAAAAGAGATACTAATAATGTAGTATCTTCATCTGGTGCATATGTTTCAAATATTATTGTTTCAGAAAATAGAGTTATTATTGATAATTTAACTTTCACTGCAGAAAATGGAGTGCAGTATGATTTAAGAAGAAAAATTAATACGGCAAATAGTACATTAGTTCCAATACAATTTGGAAATAATGTTATTTTATCAGATATTCAAAATTTATATACTGACGATGAGTATGCCTATGTAGCGTCTAACTCATTACCATCGGGTAGAGATACACCATCGGGTAGAGATGCATTAGGCCAACCTGAATATGATGTAAATTTTACATATAAAATAACGAAAAATATTAACTCATCAGTTGCAGTTGATCTATCCGATGAAATAGATGACAACTACACAAGTATAGTATTTCAAAATCCTGTTCCATTTATCACTGGTGACAGAATTTATTATCAACCATCAGGAGCACCAATTGTTGGATTGGATACTGGAGATTATTATGTACAAGTTCTAGATCCCTCCAATAAAATAAGACTATACTCATCACTATCATTTGTTGGAACTAATAGTTTTTTAACATTTTCTGATTCTGATTTTGTTAATCAAACCCATAGATTCACATTATACTCTCAAAAATCTGGTATAATTGGTGCTCAAAAATTATTTAAAAAATTTCCATTATCTGAGAGTATTGATACTGGAAATGGGGAATTGACACTTCCAGGTTCAGTTGGAATGTTAATTAATGGTGTAGAAATTAATAATTATAAATCCAATGATAAAGTATACTACGGACCTCTAGAGTCTATTAGTGTATTAAATGGTGGAATTGGATATGATGTTATTAATCCTCCATTAATATCAGTTTCTCCCGGATCCGGTTCTACGGCATTAGTTCATCCGGTAGTTAGTGGGTCAATTGAAAAAGTTTATATTGATTCTCAAGATTATGATATCAATACAATTGTATCTATTGGTATAACCGGAGGTAATGGATCTGATTGCGTACTAGAACCTATTTTAACAAAAAGAAGGAGAGATATTTTCTTTGACGGAAGATTATCGACAAATTCTGGAGGAATTAGTTCAACCACAAATCAATTAGTATTTTTAACGGACCACAATTTAAGTAATGGTGAATTGATAGTTTATAATTCCAATGGAAATTCTTCAATTGGTATTGGAACCACAAATTTAACTTTGATCAATAACGCAACATATTATTCCAAAATTGATAATAATAGAACCATTAGACTCTATCAGACTAATTCGGATTACCTATCTGGGATCAATACAATATCTTTTAATGGAACTAATACTGCAGGAATTCATAAATTTTCGACTGCATCATTTAAAAATACAATATCAGAGATTAAAATATTAAATGGTGGTTCTGGATACACAAATAGAGAATTAATTGTCTCTTCATCAGGAATATCAACATACAATAATACAATTAATTTCGAAAACCACGGATTTGAGAGTGGAGAACTTATAACTTATCGATATGAAACATCTACAATTGGAATTTCTACATTATCTCAATATTATGTACTGAAAAATAATGATGATTCCTTTAGACTTTGTGATGCTGGAATTGGCGGAACTAACATATCAAACTACAATAGAAAAAATTATATTAAATTTTCTTCTGTTGGATCTGGTTATCAATATTTTAGTTACCCTGATATTTCCGTTTTCATACAGTATACACCAGTTGGATTTGGTACTACAACTCAACAGATTCAATCTCTTGTGGCAACTCCCGTTGTTAAAGGTAGTATTATAGATGCTTATCTATATGAAACTGGAACTGGATATGGATCTACAATTTTAAATCTTGAGAAAAAACCATTAATATCAATAAAAACTGGATCTGAGGCAAAATTAAAACCAATTATTGTGAATGGTCAAATTAATTCTGTAAATATTCAATATGGTGGAATTGATTATTATTCAACTCCCGATTTGGTTGTAACTGATTTAACTGGTGCCGGATCCGGAGCAGATTTAAGACCAGTCATTACTAACCAAAAAATAACAGATATTAAGATAGTAAATCCAGGAATTGGATACTCCAGTAGTTCCACAATAATTGAAGTGAGACCTGCAGGTTCCAATGCAATTTTAAATGCTAATATTAGATCTTTAACTGTCAATAATAATGTAAAGTTTGGTGATGAAATTTTAATAGAAACCGAAAATCAATTGCAGTATTCTGTTTGTGGATATTTCGAAAACTTAAGAACTTCATTTGGTGACAATGGATTGCAAGTATCCAATATAATCGGATGGGCATATGATGGAAATCCAATATATGGACCATATGGGTATTCAGATTCGGAAAATTCAAATTCTATTCCTAAACTTTTAGAATCTGGATATACGCTAAATCCTTCTAATATTATTGATAGACCATCAAACTTTGCTGCAGGATTCTTTATTGAAGACTATGAGTATACGAATTCTGGAGACTTAGATGAAAATAATGGAAGATTTGGAAAAACTCCAGAATTTCCAAATGGAGTATATGCATATTTTACAACCCTTGATACTTCCTTTACGCCAAAATTTCCATATTTTATAGGAAATAAATTTAGATCTAATACAATAGAAGAAAACTCCATCTTAAATCAAACATTTAATTTTAATAACTCAAATTTACTTAGAAATACCTTACCTTATAAAGTATCCGATAATTATGCAAAAAATGATTTTATAATAGAGACTAATGAAATTACAACACAAGAGTCAATTGTTGAATCAGTATCCCAAGGATTTGTAAGTTCTTTTGATATTATTAATTCTGGATCTGATTATAAAGTTAATGATGTTTTAAATTTTGATGATACTAATACTTTTGGAGGTGGATTAATTGCAAGAGTTTCTTCAATAGAAGGAAAGGATATTGTAAAGATAGACACTTCAGTAGAAACTTACGAAAATTCTATTTTTACTTATAAAGGTGAAGGAGAAGTAGAAGTCACTATTAAACCACATCATAATCTATCAAATAATGATTTTGTTGCAATTTCGGGATTTTCAACCAACCTGTCTAAATTAAATAATTCATACAAGATTGGAGTATCTTCCTATTATTCAAATGTTCTTAAGGATATTCCATCATCAACATCTGGATTTACAACTGAGATTTACATTACTCAACTTCCAACAACGGTATCCGTGGGAAGTAGTATTAGAATAGGCAGTGAAACACTATCGGTGCTTGAAGTATATAAAAACCTTAATATACTTAAAGTACAAAGAGGATCTACTGGAGTATCTCATACAGCAACTACTCAAATAAACTTTATTCCAGATTCATTTATTATTTCACAAAAAATAGATTACTTTGAGTCTAATGTAAATAATAAGGTGTTTTTTAATCCAGTACAATCAGTAGGAATTGGTACTACTCCCGGAATTACAAATAAACTAACATTTGAATTTGGAGACTCTAATATTACCAGAATTGTTCCAACACAGGGAATTTATATTGAGAATCATCCATTTACAAATAATCAGCAAGTAATATTTTCAAGAAATGGTTTAGCAAATATCTCAATTTCAACTTCACCAACAGGAACTCAATTTGATTTGCCTCAAAATGTATATGTAACTGATAAGAATATTAATACTATTGGAATAAAAACTACTCTTAACTCTTCTGAGGTGTTTTTTATTACTAATGGTGATAATAATGACAAGTATTCATTTGAAAGCGTATATCCACAAATAATTGGAAAAGTTGAAAGAGTTAAATCTGTAGTTTCAGTATCAACTTCTCACGAACTTTCTAGTGGAGATGTTATTAGTTTAAGTATCGAACCAAATCTTTCTGTTGGTATTGGAACTTCTACTGGCATTAGAGTAAAAAGAGATTTAATAACTGGAAACATTTTAATCAATCCAATTGGATTTAGTTCAACCGGAATTAACACATCAACAAATACTATTTCAATTAATTCACATAACTTAAAAACCGGAGATAAAATTCTATATTCATCTAATGTAGTTGCATCTGGATTATCAACTGGACTTTATTATGTTTACCGAGTTAATGATAATACAATAAAACTTTCTGAAACATATCTAGACTCTAAAACCATTCCCCCAACAACAGTAAGTATTGCCGGAACTGGTGGTTCAAATCAAAGTATTTCATTAATAAATCCCCAAATTGAATCAATTAAAAATAATAACCTTGTATTCAATTTATCAGATAATTCTTTAGCGGGATATAAATTTAAACTTTATTATGATCAAAATTATAATAATGAGTTTGTTTCAACTCCGTCTTCGGGATTATTTACACTATCTGGCATAGGAACTGTTGGAGTCTCCACTAATGCTTCCCTAACAATTAATTATAGTGATGATTTACCCACTCAGTTATATTATAATTTAGAAAAATCCGGATATATTAGCACTTCCGACACAGAAGTGAATAATTATTCTGAAATATTATTTACTAATAGTGTATACAATTCTAATTATACAATTTCTGGTGTAGGAGCAACAACATTTACTGTTTCTTTATCTAAAAAACCAGAAAAATTAACATATACTCAAAATGAATGTGATAAATTAAAATATACTACAACTTCACTATCAGCAAAAGGTCCTATTGATAGAATTAATATCATTTCTGGTGGATCTGGATATAAAAAACTTCCGACATTCATAGGATCTAATTCTATCAGTGGAAAAGATGCTTATATTACCGCAAAATCAACATCTATAGGTAATGTAAAGGAAGTAAGAATAATTAATGAAGGATTTGAATATTCTTCGGATAAAACTTTACAACCAACTGCATCAATATCTCCACTAGTTACAATTAAAAACTCCAATACAATTGGAATTATCACGGTTACTGATGGTGGAAGGGGATATACTGATTCTCCATCAGTAATAATTGTAAATTCTGATACTGGCGAAAAAATTGATAGTGGAATATTAGAAGCAAAATTATCAGGAAATTCTATCGACTCTGTAAGTATTATACAACAACCAAAGGGTCTTCCCGAAACATCAGTTCAATTATTCACCACTAATAATACTAATGGAATTAGTATTCAACAAGTTCAATCTTCTTCGAGTGGAATTTTTACTTGCTTCATAACAACACCAACTCTAGGATTCTCTACTTTTGTTCCTTATCCCTTTAGTGTTGGTGATAAGGTATTTGTAGAAGGAATTCAAAAATTTAGCACCGAAGGGACTGGATTCAATTCAGAAGACTATGGATATGAATTTTTTACAATTAGTAGTATTAATACTGCTGGAGTTCTTGATTCGGTAACAATTAATATTTCTGGTTTAACTACAAACACAGGGATAGCAAAAACAATTCAGGATTCTATTGGAAATATTATAAAAAGTACTGATTATCCCACATTTAATGTATCTCAAATTCCATCTCAATTTATTGTCGGGGAAAAACTTATTTCAAACAATATTGAAAGAGATTTGAAAATTTCTTCGTATGAAAATTCATTTATTAAAGTATCTGGAACCTATGAGTTGTCTGTTGGGGAAATTATTGTAGGGAAAGACTCCGGAAATATAGCAACAATAGATAAAATTGAATCTGGAACTGGCAGATTTAAGGTCGATTATTCAGTTGAAAAAAATATTGGATGGTCCAATGATATTGGTAAATTGGATCAAGATAATCAAGTAATTCCCGATAATGACTATTATCAAAATCTTTCTTATACAGTAAAGAGTCCAATTGCATATCAAGAATTAAGAACACCGGTTAATAGTTTAGTTCATACAAGTGGATTGAAAAATTTTGCAGACACGGGAATTACATCAACTGCGAATTCTGGAATTACAACCTCGGAGAATTTTACAACTATACTTTATGATATAATAGAAGAAAACAGAGTGGATACAATTTATGATTTTGATTTAGTAAAGGATATTGATGTAGTTGGATCTTCTTCAAAATTTTTAAAATTAAAAAATAAAAAATTAACCGATTACATTGAGTGTAGAAGTAATGTAGTTTTAAAAATAGATAACATAAATCGTCAATTTTCAGATGCTGATGGAAATCCAAGTGAATCTATTAATTTATTGGAATTAAATTCTGGGTCATCTTATGATAATATATTAGTCCGGGTTTCCAGTCTCGATAATACGCAAATTCAATTAACGGAATTAGTTTTATTGAATGATGGAAATAATTCATTTTTAGCGGAAAAGTCAACGCTAGTTAATACTGGAGTAGGACTTACCCATATTTCGGGAGAACCTATCGGAGAATTTTTATTAGTTGAAGATGATGCAGATGATATCAATTATTTAAGATTTATTCCCAATGATCCATTCAATATTGATTATGATATCAAACTAATTAATAGTAATTTTAATTCTACTTTACCTGGAATTGGAACAACTTCTGTTGGATTCATCAATCTAACTGGTTCCAATAGAACTGCAACAACTGGAATACAAACTTCAATTATATCCGTAGAATCAAATAAGTTTTCTTCATTGTATTCAAATGTCCAGATTGTTGATTCAGAAACAAATCAAATGAACTTTGTTGAAGTATACTTGAATCACGATGGAACAGACACTTATATCTCAGAATATTATTTTGATTCGGAATTTTCAAGTAATTATTATTCTGGAAATAACATAGGAATATTCACGGCAAATATTTCTTCTGGAATTTTATCATTAAATTATATAAGCAACTCTTCAAATCTGGTAGATGTTAGATCAAAGATTGTTGGGTTTGGTACAACATCTGTCGGCGCTGGTGCATATAGGTTTATATCTCCGGGTCAAATTCCAGGAAATGAGAGAAGTGCGGTATATCAATCGACTTATTCATCCACAGTTTCTTCCGCATCAACTATCATATCATTGGATAAATCCAATTTTAATGCAGTTAAATCTTTGGTGGAAGTCAGTGTTGGATCGACAACTGCTCTTCACCAAATTATGTTAGTGCAGGACGAAACTAACATTTATGTTCAACAATCGCCATATTTCCAAAGTCGTGTTCTTTCTTCTGTTGGAAGCACAAATGGAATTGGAACTTTTGGTGGAGAATATTCTGGTAGTAATTTTATACTAAAATTCTATCCAGAACCAACAATAACTTCTGAGGTTAATATTTTAGCATTTAATCAATGTTTATATACAACTTTAGATACTCAAAATACTGCTCCAACTTTAAGTTACGGAACCGTAGAGGAATCCATTGATCTTAAACTGTATAATGCAATTAATGGGAATAGAATCAATAGAACTGATTTTAATTTAACTTCTGATGGAAATTCAATTTTTGCAAAAACATTTAATCCTTCAGATCCAACAATTTTAAATCAATCAACAGGAGTATTTAATATACAAAATCACTTCTTTAGCGATTTAGAAGAACTTATCTACACACCAAAATCAACATTTATTGGAGTGGGTGCTAGTGCAATGCAAATTGGTGCTGGTACATCATTACCTTCTGAAGTGTATGTTATTAAACTATCAGATAATACATTTAAATTGGCAACAAGCAAGTCTAATGCTATTTCTGGTATTGGAGTTACATTTACTTCAGAAGGTAGTGGTAACGCACACCAACTTGAAATGGATAAAAAACTTGAAAAGGCATTGATTACTATTGATAATGTAGTTCAATATCCATTACTATTTACCCCAATATCATATAATTTACTTGGAAATGGGGGGCAAATAAGTGCAGGATCTTCAGTATTTGCTTTGAGTGGGATATCTACAATTATACCAAAAGATATTCTAAAAATTGATAATGAATATATGGGAATAATTAATGTTGGATTGGGGACCACTAATGTTGGACCAATTACAAATAGTGGAAATATTAATTTAGTTGAAGTGACTAGAGGATTTGTTGGGTCATCGGCAACAACTCATACAGATTCTACTCCAGTAAGAATTTATAAAGGATCTTATAATATTGTTGATAGTAATATTTTCTTTGCCGAATCTCCAAGAGGAAATCCACAAATAATTAGAGACTCTAGCAATTTGACTTTTGAAACTTCAGATTTTACCGGAAGAGTTTTCTTGAGAAATGATTATACATCAAATCAAGTATATGATGACATTTCAAGTCAATTTACGGGTATTGGTAGAACTTTTACATTAACTGTCGGTGGTGCAAATACTGTAGGACTAGGAACCACCGGAGGAAATGGAATTTTGTTTATAAATGGTGTTTTCCAAACTCCAACAACTCTCAATAATCCAGAAAATAATTTTAGTATTATTGAAAATACTGTTTCGGGAATATCGAGCGTAGTATTTTCCGGAATTACATCCGCAGGTACTGGAACAATTATTACGTCAGAGTTTGATGTAAATCAAAATCAAACCCCTAGGGGAGGAATAATCATTTCGTTGGGTTCTTCTACTGGTCTTGGATATGCACCTCTTGTAGGAGCAGCAGTAACTGCCGTAGTTGGTGCTGGGGGCAGTATAGTATCTGTTGGACTGGGAACTACTGATAATCTTGGTTCTGGATATAATGGTATTGTTTCAATAGGAGTTTCAGTATATCAAAGTGGTCATATTGGAGATACTGCAATCATAACTGCATCAGTTGGAGCAGGAGGAACACTTTCCTTTACTGTTGGTGCAGGCGGAACTGGATACACAAATCCTAAAGTATTCGTATCAGAACCATCTTATGAAAATTTAAGCGTAACCGGCGTATCCAGATTAGGAGTTGGAACAACAACATCTACTGGAATAGGTCTTTTACTCAACGTTGAAGTTGGTGCAAGTTCTACAACTGGAATAGGATCAACATATTTTGAAGTTTCTAGATTTAGTATTTCTAGACAAGGTTACTCATTCAGAAGAGGAGATGTATTTAAACCAGTTGGATTAGTGACTGCTAAAGGATTGGCATCTCCATTATCAGAGTTCCAGTTGACAGTAGTTGATACATTTTCAGATTCCTTTGCCGCTTGGCAGTTTGGGGAGTTTGATTATATAGATTCGATAAAAAATTATCAGGATGGAGTAAGAACAAGATTCCCATTATTCTATAATAATGAATTATTAAGTTTTGAATCTCTGGAAGGTTCTCAGGTAAATCTTGCAAATGCACTACTAATTGTTATAAATGGAGTAATTCAGGATCCTGGAGTTGCATATGAATTTGAAGGTGGAACTAGTTTTGTATTTACAACTGCTCCAAGACCAGAGGATAATGTTGCAATTTTCTTCTATAAAGGAACCGATGGTGATGATGTTATTGTGAATGATACAATCAATGAAACTCTAAAAAGAGGTGATACCGTACAGGTTCTTAAGAATAATTCAATTCCTGAAACAATTACACAGGATAAGAGAACAATATTTGATTTATCATCCTCCGATAAGTTTGAAACTAATTTATATTCAAACCAAGGAGTTGATTCTGAAAACTATAAACCATTAAGCTGGATTAAACAAAAAGTTGATAGGAAAATTAATGGAGAAGATGTTTATAAAACTAGAGATTCTATTGAGTCTTTAGTTTATCCAACCGCCAAAATTATCAAAGATTTTTCAACGACATCTGATGAAATATTTGTAGATAATGCAGAATTCTTTGAGTATGATTTGGAAGGATCCGAAAAATTTGATGCTTTAGTTATTAGTGGATCTCCAGATGCGGTATCAGCGCGAATAACAGCAGTTGTCTCTGCTGCAGGAACAATTCAATCATTGGTTATTAATAGTTCTGGAAGTGGATACACTGGAGCATCAGTTGCGGTAAAAATTTCTTCACCTCCAAAAATAATAGAAATAAATGATGAAGGTGCAATAGTATCGGTAGGATCCACCGCAACCGCAACAATTGCAGTTGGTGTCGCAGGAACATTAACAACACCAATAACAATTACTAATCCTGGTTTTGGTTATACAACTCTAAATCCACCAAAAGTTATTGTGCCACTCCCGGATCCAATATATGAAAACTTATCAGAAATATCCATAGTAAACGGATTCTCTGGAATTATTACAGGAATTACAACCACAACAGGTAGTGGTGGAAATCCACTGGCACTTAGATTCCATTTAAATGCACCATCATTTACAGATCTATCAATTGGATATCCTATTTACATCTTTGATACAAGAGTTGGAAGGGGAGTGACTTCTATTGATACATCAAATTCTGCAGTGGTTGGAATTGGAACAACTTTTATAGATAATATTTACTACATTCATCAGTTCTCCTCTAGTGGTGCTGTTGGAATTATTACTTGTAACATATTATCAACTACATCCACGATTGGACTCTCTTCTTCTGGAAATGTATCGAACCCAATAGGCAAATTCTCTTGGGGTAGAATGTCTGGATTTAGTAGATCAAGTTCTCCAATTTCAATAGGAGTAACCGGAAATACTGTGGATGTTGGATTATCAACTTTTGCGACGATCCAAAGAAGAGGAGTTGGTATTAGACAGACGGGAGCACTTCCAAAACTTTTATAAATACTTAAAAAAAATATTAATATGGCGGCAATAGTAACGGATCAATTTAGAATATTAAATGCAAGTAATTTTATAGATTCTGTAACTGGTGGTAACGATTCTTACTATGTTTTTTTGGGTTTGGACAATCCAGTACAAGATGCATTTGGAAGAACTACTGATTGGAATACTAATATCCCAAGCCCAACAGATAATTTGGAATATTTAAGTCATTACAGAGACACATCTTTATTTGGTAAAAAAATTACATCTAGCAATATTAGAAGACTTATAAGAAAAGTTACTTGGACTTCCAATACATCCTATGAGATGTATAGGCACGATTATAGTATTCAGAATCCAACACCAAATTCAAACTCAAGTAGATTATACGATTCAAATTATTATGTAATTAATAGTGATTTTAGAGTTTACATTTGTATAGATAACGGTTCTTCTGGTGCAAATTTAAAAGGTGGCAAATCCCAAGATGAACCCACATTCACAGATTTAGAACCTTCTGCGGCAGGAACAAGTGGAGATGGATATATTTGGAAATATCTATTTTCAGTTTCTCCCAGTGATATTATAAAGTTTGATTCAACAGAATATGTTGTAGTTCCTAACGATTGGGCAACATCAACAGATTCTCAAATTGTAAGTGTAAGAGAAAATGGAGATTCTGGATCTACAAATCCAAATCAAATTAAGAAAGTATATATTGCATCTGGTGGTCTTGGATATAGTTCTGGTGTTGTTGATATTCTTGGCGATGGATCTGGAGGTAGAGTTTCTATAACAGCAGTTGATGGAAAAATTACCGAAACTCAAGTAACTGCAGGTGGTTATGGATATACTTGGGGAATCGTTGACTTGGGAAGACTTCGTGGAGAAAATATACCAGAAGGGAATGCTGCTAAACTAATACCAATCATTCCACCATCAAAAGGGCACGGTTATGACATTTATACCGAATTGGGGACTGATAAAGTATTGATTTATGCAAGATTTGATGATTCAACAAAAGATTTTCCAACGGACACTAAATTTGCTCAAGTTGGAATTATAAAGAATCCAACTACTTTTTCTTCAGATACTGTTATTTTTACAGAAAATCAATATTCATCTTTAGGAGCAATTAAATTAGATCCTGAGTTTGATGACAATCCTGGTATCGGAGAAGAAATTACCCAAACTGTGACTAATGGAACTGCAAGAGGTTATATTGCATCATATGATAGTGAAACTAAAGTCTTAAAATATTTTCAAGATAGATCTTTATATTTTGGAAATAGTTTAGATCAAACTGATCGTACAGATCACTCTAGAGTTTATAATTTCGAATCTACTGGAGGATCAATTATTTCAACTGGAGCATTTCCATTTACAGTATCTATTGCTAGTACTTTCGGGACTCCCACCCCAACAAATAAAGATAATGTTGGAGGTAAAGTTATAGACTTGGGAGTAACTTTTACAGCAGGTCTTGCAAATCCTGAGATAAATAAAAAGACAGGAGATATAATTTATATTGATAATAGACCCCTGGTAACAAGAGACATTAGGCAAAAAGAAGACATTAAAATTATCCTGGAATTCTAACTAAAAATGGCACAAAAAACAGATTTAAACATCAGTCCATATTATGATGACTTTGATTCTGAAAAGAATTTTTACAAAGTCTTGTTTAAACCAGGATATCCGGTACAGGCAAGAGAATTAACAACTCTTCAATCCATTTTACAGGATCAGGTAAAATCTTTCGGAAGTCATATATTTAAAGAAGGATCAGTTGTTATTCCTGGTAATATTGCCTATGATGGAAATTTTAATTCTGTAAAACTGAATCCAACTAATTTTGGTGTTGATATTTCTCTTTACATTAATAATTTTATTGGTAAAAAAATAACAGGGCAAATATCAGGAACAACAGCAATAATTCAATTTGTTTCTCTTCCCGATGGAGGAAATGTAGAAGATTTAACAATATATGTAAAATATTTGGATTCTGATAATAATTTTCAGTTTAATCCGTTTGAAGATGGGGAATCATTAATTGCAGAAGAAAATATAACTTATGGTAATACTACCATTAATGCAGGAACTCCATTTGCATCATTAATAGCACTGAATGCAACATCCGTAGGTTCTTCTGCATCTATTGGTGATGGAGTTTATTTCATTAGAGGTTATTTTGTTAATGTATCCAAACAAACCATAATTTTAGATAATTATACAAATACACCTTCATATAGAGTTGGATTAAAAATTGACGAATTAATTCTCAGTGCTGGGGACGACAGTTCATTATATGATCCATCTAAGGGATTTACAAACTATGCAGCACCTGGAGCAGACAGATTTAAGATTAATTTAACGCTAACGAAAAAATTAATATCGGACCTTAATGATACTGATTTTGTTGAACTTTTGAGAGTTGAAAATGGAAAAATTAAAATAATTGAACAAAAAAGTCAATATAATATAATTAAAGATTATATGGCAGAAAGAACTTATGATGAATCTGGTGATTATACAGTTGAACCTTTTAATTTATCGGTAAACAATTCTTTAAATGATAGATTGGGTAATAATGGTTTATTTTTCAATACTGAAACCACAGAACAAAAAAACACACCATCAGAAGACTTGATGTGTTTGAAAATATCTCCAGGAAAGGCTTATGTTCGGGGATATGATATAGAAAAAATTTCAACAACAATTATTGATGTTCCTAAACCAAGAGATACGGCAAGAGTAGATAATATAAGTGTTCCCTTTGAAATGGGAAATATTATAAAAGTTAATACAGTATCTGGAACTCCAAAACAAAAACTTACAATAGATTTATTGGATCAATTTGTGGGATCTGGAACCACTATCGGAAACGCAAGAGTATATAATTTTAGTTTGACCGATGCCTCTTATACCAATAATGCTACTAATTGGAATTTATATCTTTATGACATTCAGACTTACACAACTGTCGGTTTAAATACTTCAGTAACAAGTGCAGAATTACCTGCAACATCGTTCGTAAAGGGAAAAAGTAGCGGTGCCAGTGGTTTTGCAGTTTCTGCTGGTGGAGCATCATCTACTATTAACTTAAGACAAACTTCCGGAACATTTTCAGTTGGAGAGCAGTTAATTATAAATGGGATTGATTTTCCAAGAACTATTAGAACAGTAACTGCATATTCCACAGAAGACATTAAATCAGTAAAACAAAGTGCTTCTTCTGGATTTTCACAATTTACTGCAAATTGTTTTCTTGAAAGATTTAGATTACCAAATGGAATCACCCAGGGAACCATTAGTGGTGGAAATACCTTAGTAAGCCCAGGAAAATTCTTCACTGGTGTAAAAGTAGGATCAATTATTAGATATCAAACTACAACTGGAGATGAATCGTTTAATCGTGTAACTGCAGTTCCTTCTTCTGGCACATCACTAACAATTGCTGGTATCACCACAGTTTCTGGAGTATTTGACGGTGCCGTTGCAAATGGAACTTACAGTAACATAACTATTGGTGCTCCAGTCATAAGAAATGAGAATTCTGGATTCCTATATGCACAACTACCAGATCCTAATGTTTCTTCAGTAAATCTTTCAGATTCATTATTAACAATTTCAGAACAAATAACCGGACAAGGCACAAATAGTAGTGGAGTACTACAATTCAATACTTCAGCAATTAGTGGAATTTCTAGTGCATTTTTTGAGTCATTTGATCAGGAAAGATATTCGGTACACTATAGTGGAGGTGGTATTGGTACAATAACCTCAGATCAGTTTGTTTTAAGTGGAAATACCGTAACTATTAGTGGATTATCTCCTTCAGAGACAGATGTTGTTGTAAATACTACACTAGTTAAAAATGGAATACAAAGCAAAGTAAAAACATATAATAAAAGTAATACCTTAACCATAGCAAGATCAAAGTATCCTCAATCAGGAACTGGTATTAGTTCTTCAATTGGAGACGGTCTTACATATAATCAATTTTATGGATTAAGAGTTCAAGATGAAGAGATATCACTAAATTATCCAGATGTGGTAAAAATTATTTCAGTTTATGAGTCATTTGATTCTTCTGCACCCACTTTAGATCAAATACAATTCGGTGCCAGTGCTAATGTATCAACTAATGCTATTATTGGCGAAAATATCATAGGAAGTGATAGTAAAGCTATAGCAAGAGTTGTTTCAAGTCCATCTTCCAATATTCTTGGTGTAGTATATTTAAATTCAGAAAGATTTACAAATTCTGAAACGGTTACATTTGAAGAATCAAATATAACTACAGAAATTGAATCTATAATTCCAGGAAAGTATAAGGACATTACAAATTCATATAGACTTGACAAGGGACAAAAAGATCAATATTACGATTATTCTAAAATTGTTAGAAATAAAAATACCCCAGAACCATCAAAACAACTTTTAGTTGTATTCGACTATTATTCGATTCCCTCCAATGATAGTGGAGATGTATTTACGGTATTAAGTTATGATAAAGATAGATTTACACACGATATCCCTTTTATTGGACCAAGATCAGTAAGATCCTCGGATACTTTAGATTTCAGACCAAGAGTTCCAATTTTTACCTCAGATAGTTCTTCACCATTTGATTTCTCATCAAGAACTTTAGAACCCACGCGCATTTTATCGCCAAATGAAAGTTCATTACTTGGTTATGATTATTACTTAGCAAGAATTGATAAACTATATCTCGATAAGAATAAAAACTTTATTCTAGAAAAAGGAATATCTTCCAACACTCCTAAGGCACCAGATAAAAATGATGCCGTAATGGAAATTGCAACCATAAAACTACCACCATATCTTTACGATCCAGCAAATGCCGTAGTGACTTTGATGGATAATAGAAGATATACTATGAGAGATATTGGTCTAATTGAAGATAGAGTGGAAAACTTAGAGAGAGTTACTTCATTGTCTTTACTTGAAGTAAATACTCAGACTTTACAGATTCAAGATGCTGATGGTAACAATAGATTTAAGAGTGGATTTTTTGTAGATGATTTTAAAAATTATTCGTTTATTAACAGAGGATTATCCTCCATTAGAGTTAATACATCTACAAATGAAATAACACCAGTTACTAGTAGAAATTCACTTAAATCACAGATTGCACCTGAGTCTGCAACTACTGATGAAAATTTAGATTTTTCGGAAAATTTTAAGTTACTAGATCCAAATGTCGTAAAAACAGGAAAGGCAGTAACTTTAAAGTATGATTCCATTGGATGGATAGAACAGGCGTTTGCAACGACAGTAGAAAATGTAAATCCATTTAATGTGATTGTTTATAGTGGAGATATTAAATTAAGTCCTGAAATTGACAATTGGGTTAGAACAGTTCAACTTCCTGATAAAAATATCAGTGTAACATTAAATTCCAGTAGAACTCTTACCAACAATTTAACTAGTAATGTTTCAGTTACTTTGACACCGATTAATACTCAGACCTCAGAAAATATTAGACTGGCAGATGTAAGGCAACGAGCTCCAGACGGAAGAATTAATGCTACTATCTCTAATTCTACTAATACTGTAACATCATCAACTGCTACAAATACTACTTCTGCAACTTCTACAACTGAAAGTTTTGATACAGTAAGTAATACTGATACAACAATAAGAAATGTATTGATATCATCATCTAGTGAATCATTTATGAGGTCCAGAAATATTCAATTTTCTGTATCCAATATCAAACCATCTACGCAATTTTACCAATTCCTTGATGGAAATAGTGGAGTTGATTTTATTCCAAAATTAATCGAGATAACAAATACATCCGGAGCATTTGCAGTTGGAGAAACTGTTATTGGAACATTTGGCGGTGTAAATTTAATTTCATTTAGAGTTGCAGCACCAAATCATAAGTATGGTCCATATAATGCACCATCCACCACATATACGATTAACCCATATATTAGAACCGAATCTATAGCATCCGGATATAGTCAATCATCAAAAGTTTTGAATGTTGATACTGTTTCGCTATCAGAAGAGGCTCAAGGAAAATACTCTGGATATTTGCTCAGAGGTATGCAATTGGTGGGTCAGACCAGTCGTGCCGTGGCAACCGTAGGTGACTTAAGACTTATTTCTGATAATTTTGGAGATCTGATTGGAACATTCTTTTTAAGAGATCCAAATACAATTCCAACTCCAACTGTAAGAATTTCTACTGGAACTAAAACATTTAAGTTGAGTTCAAGTTCAACAAATGATCCGGGTCTTCCAGGAAGTTCTGATACTTCATTTGCCGAAACAAACTTCAATTCTGATGGAACACTTGAACAGTGGGAAAATACTGTTACGGCAACCACAAGAAATCTAACAACAACAACAGTCAATAATCTCACAACAAATACAACAACTTCGCAAACAACAATAAACACCCATACAAGAACAACGATTCAAAGATTCGTTGATCCTCTCGCACAATCTTTTGTTGTTGGTGGAAATATAGAAGCTCCCGATTCTTCTAGAGAAGGATTGGCAACCGATGATTCTAATGGTGCATTTTTAACCGCCGTTGATTTATTCTTTGCGAAAAAAGATAGTGGAAATGCTACGGTAAAAGTTGAAATAAGAACTATGGAACTGGGAACACCCACTAGGATTGTTATCGGCAATTCAGTTACATTGAGGCCAAATCAAGTGGGTGTTTCTTCAGATGCTTCCATTGCTACTAAAGTTACTTTTGATGAACCAATTTATCTTCCACCTGGTAGAGAATATGCGATTGTAATTATTTCAGAAAATAGTGATCAATATGAGATGTGGACTGCGATTATGGGAGAAAAAACTGTCAATACCAAAGATCTTCCAGATGTTAATGCCGTAACTTACTCAAAGCAATTTGCGATGGGAAGTTTATTCAAATCTCAAAATGGATCTATATGGACAGCAAATCAATATCAAGACCTTAAATTTAAACTTTATAAGGCACAATTTATTGAAAATCAACCAGGAACCGCATTTTTCTATAATCCAACATTAGATGAAAGTAATGGATATGTTGAGAGATTGGGAAATAATCCACTAACAACATTACCAAGAACTGGTTCATTAGGAATTACCACAACAACAAATTCATCATTAATCGCAGATTTAAGTAACGGTAGAAAAATTGTAGATGGGACATATGATTATGTTTATGGGTATATTATTGGGACTGGAAGTTCTGTATCCACAGTAGGATTGACCACTGGGGGAAGTAATTATGTTACAGATGCCAATGTAAGCACTTATAATATTACCGGAAATGGTTCTGGTCTTATTTTAAGTATTACTGCAACTAATGGAACAATTACTGGAATAACAACTGTAAGTCCTGGAAATGGATATGCTGTAGGAGATGTTGTTGGTATTGTGACTTCTACGGTAGGAACCGGAACTTCGGTTCGTGGGCGTGATGCAAGAATTACAATTTCGGCAATTACAGGATTGGATACACTCTATTTGGGAAATATTCAGGGGGATACTTTTACAGTTGGTGCCGGATTAAGTTACTACAATAATTCTAATACAATAGTTTCTCTTGCAAGCACTATAATTAGATCTCCTTTTACACCTTCAACTAATCAATATTCTGGAAATTATTTAAGAGTAGAACATTTTGACCACGGAATGTATGGAAATACAAATAAACTTAGAATTTATAATGCAGAATCTAGTACCGCACCAGTTGTAATTACTTCGTCAATAACTTCTACATCAACAACAATTGCCGTTGGAGATACTTCAAACTTTGGAACTTTTGAGGGAGTTTCTGTAAGTGCAACCAATCCTGGATATGTAAAAATTGGAAATGAAATAATTAAATATCAGTCTATTGGTAGTGGATTCTTAGGAACTATTACCAGAGGCATTGATTCTACTATTTCAATTGATCATGATGTAAATAGTTTAATGTATAAGTATGAATTAAATGGAGTTTCATTACGCAGAATTAATAAGACTCACGACATTAGTGATCTAGATATCGGATTGGATGGATATTATTTGGAAATTGATAGAACCGCAAATGGAGCAAATAGAGGTACTGATGGATTTATTGATGGAAATGCTGCAAATGCACCACAACTGCAATTTACTTCAGAATCAACATTAGGAGGTTCTAAAGTTCTAGCAAGTGAAAATATTCTTTATAGTTCTATAGTACCAACATATGATCTCATTACTCCAGGATCTTCCACATCGGTTTCTGCTTTCATTAGATCGGTTTCCGGAACAAGTGTAAGTGGATCTGAGACTTCATTCTTGGATAATGGAATTGAACCAGTTCAGTTGAATGCATTGAATACTCTGAGAAGTGTGAGACTTGTATGTTCTAAAGAAAATGAAACCGAGTATCTTAGTAATTTACCAAATCAAAGAAATAAATCATTTACCACAGGAATAACCTTAAGTACAACTGATTCTAATTTATCACCTATAATATTCTTAGATACTGCATTTACTGAGTTTATTTCCAGTCGTTTAAACAGTCCTGTTTCTGATTATGCATTAGATGGAAGATCTAATTCCATATTAGATGATCCACACGCTGCAGTATATGTTTCAAGATCTGTGAATCTAGTAAATCCGGCAACTTCTCTTAAAGTTATTTTATCTGCATATCGCCACGAATCTGCTGATTTTAGAGTTTTATATAGTTTGTTTAGACCAGATTCTTCTGAAGTTGAACAATCATTTGAATTATTCCCAGGTTATGATAATCTTATATCTACGGCATCAGGACTTTCAGTAGTTGATCCTTCTCTAAATAATGGAAAACCCGATTCTTTTGTAAGTTCCAGTTTAGATAATGAATTTAAAGAATATGAATTTACTGCAGATAATCTTGGATTATTTACTGGATATGTCATTAAAATCGTAATGTCCGGAACTAATCAGGCATATCCACCAAGAATCAAAGAACTTAGAACGATTGCCGTAAGATGATTAGAGTAAAGGGGCATACGAATCTTTATAGAGATGAAAATAGCGGCGCTATCGTTAATTGCGATTCTGCAGCATATAATCAATATCTCAATATAGTTAATAATAGGGAATCTCAAAAAAAAGAATTGGATATGATTAAACAAGATATTGACGAAATTAAATCTTTATTGAGAGAATTGCTAAATGGATCCAAATGATATTGAATTGAAAACTATCGATAAATTATTCGAATATGAAAAACATTCTAGATTTATAGATGAATTGAGTTTTGATGAATTAAAAAATTTTTCGAAACTTTATTGTAAATTATACTTAAAGCAACAAGAAACTATTTCTTCTCTTGGTGCAATTAAATATAAATAGAAAGTAGATATATTGGAATAAATGGCATCTGTATATGTTAATAACCTTGTAGTCAATTCAGGTACAGATTTTTCTCAAACTTTTACATTAGAATCTAATGACACTGATTCTGCGCTGGATTTAACTGGATATACGGTATCAGCACAGATGAGAAAGTATTCTGGCAGCTCAACATTTACCACCTTCACTTCCGGTATTTTATCACCAAGAACATTGGGAAAAATTTCTATCTCTTTAACTTCCAGTCAAACAGTAGATTTAAAACCTGGGAGATATGTATATGATGTAGTTATTACTATAAATTCTGTTAAAACAAGAGTAATTGAAGGGATGGTTCTTGTAAGAGAAGGAGTTACTCGTTAATGTCTGATATTAAAGTTAGAGTCGGGCAACAAAATTCAGTCAAGGTAATTTCATCTATTAGTGGTGGATCAAATTTTGCGAATTTTGCCGATATCGCAACAAATGTAATTGGTGGAATAGCATCAGTTACATCTCTTAATGTTAGTGGAGTATCTACATTTATAGGTATTGCAACCTTTAAAAATGATGTTTACATTGATGGTGATCTTTATATTAGTGATGATTTAGTATTTGATGAATTTACTGCTCGTAATGCAAATATTACCGGAATCCTTACGGTAGGGCAATCAATTTATTATCCGTTGGGGCAACCTTATGGTGTTGCATATTTTGATCCTAATGACCGATTAGTTTCTACTGGCACTACTTCAGCGACAATATCAGAAACTAACTATATACTTACAACTGACAATTCAGGAATACCAACCTGGTCCAATGTTATAGATGGAGGAACCTATTAGTGTCTAAGCCAGCAAGTAGACAAGAACTCGTAGACTATTGCCTAAGACGCCTAGGTGCCCCTGTATTGGAGATTAACCTTGCCGACGATCAAATAGATGATTTAGTAGATGATGCCCTCCAGTACTTCCAGGAGAGGCACTTTGATGGTGTAGAGAGAATGTATCTGAAGTATCAATTTACTCAAGATGATATTAACAGAGGAACCGCATCAAGAGGAAGTGGTGTTGGATTAGTAACTACAACAGGAACATCAACAAATATATCAGGTCTTGGAACAATTACCTCCAATTTTTATGAAACATCCAATTTTATTCAGGTTCCGGATTCTGTAATTGGAATAGAAAAAGTTTTTAAATTTGATGCTAGTTCTATCTCTAGAGGTATGTTTAGCATTAAATATCAACTATTCTTAAATGACTTATATTATTTCAATTCAATTGATTTATTACAATATTCGATGGTAAAAACTTATCTTGAGGATATTGATTTTCTTTTGAGTACTGATAAGCAGATAAGATTTAATAAAAGACAGAATAGAATGTATTTGGATATTGACTGGGGATCTCAACAAGTTGGAACTTTCCTAATAATTGATTGCTATAGAATTTTAGATCCAAATACCTTCACTGATGTTTATAATGATAGTTTTTTAAAGAAATATCTAACTTCACTTATGAAGAAGCAGTGGGGGCAGAATCTAATTAAATTCAGAGGAGTTAAATTGCCAGGTGGAATTGAACTAAATGGCAGAGAACTATATGAAGATGCTGAGAGAGAGTTGGAAGATATAAAACAGAGAATGGTACTCGAATATGAACTACCACCTTACGATTTTATCGGATAATAATGGCACTAAATCCCTTTTTTCTTCAAGGTTCACCAAATGAGCAAAGACTTGTTCAAGAATTAATCAACGAGCAGTTGAGAATTTATGGTGTGGAAATAATTTATATTCCCCGAAAATTTGTAAGGAGAGAAACTATACTTAGAGAGGTTTCTTCATCCAAATTCGACGATAATTTTGCATTAGAAGCATACATAAGCAATTATGAAGGATATAGTGGGCAAGGAGATATTTTAACTAAGTTTGGAATGAGTTTAAAGGATGATTTGAGTTTAATCATTTCCAAAGAAAGATTTGAGGATTTCATTTCTCCTTTTTTAGAAACAGAAAGTGATGAAGAAATTGTTTTAGCATCAAGACCTAGAGAAGGAGATTTAGTATATTTTCCACTAGGTCAAAGACTATTTGAAGTTAAATTTGTAGAGCACGAACAACCATTCTATCAATTGGGTAAATTATATGTTTACGAACTGAAATGTGAATTATTTGAATATGAAGATGAAGTTATTGATACATCCATTGAGGAAATTGATACTCAAATTGAAGATGAAGGATATATAACCACACTAACTTTGATTGGTCTTGGAAGAACCGCAACGGCAACTACAGGGATTGGATTTGGATATATCAGCAAAATAACATTAAATAATGATGGATATGGATACACATCACCTCCCATAGTTTCTATCAGTACAGCACCTTCTGGGGGTATTACTGCAACCGCTGAAGTAATAAGTTCATTAAATTCTGGTTTCTATTCTATAAAAAATATTATCCTCACTAATTCTGGTTTTGGATATACTACTCCTCCAAGCATTTCAATTATAGGAAACGGTACTGGTGCTGCTGCAACTTGCAATATAGAAAAAAATAATTTTGGTTTAGTATTTGTAAATATTACCGATAATGGAGTTGGTTATTCGACATCTCCTACGGTAAGAGTTATAGGAGATGTCGGACTGGGCGAGACATCCATATTAGAATCTGTAGTTGGATCTGGACAATCTATTAGTTACATTAGAATAACAAATCCAGGAATAGGTTATACGGTTCCTCCTGAAATTGTTATCGATCCTCCACCAATCATAACGGGAATCGGAACTTACCTATTTAATGAGATTGTAACCGGATCCAGGTCAGGAACAACAGCAAGAGTTAAATCTTGGGATTTCGATACTAAAATTCTTAAGGTTTCTTTTGTTGATAATGTAACTCCAAGTGGATTTTTCCCTGGAGAAACAATTGTGGGTTCTACTTCCAATGCCCAATATTCGGTAAATACTTATAGCAATTGGAATCCATATGATAAGTATGGTGATAATTTACAGATTCAGACCGAAGCAGAATCTATTTTAGATTTTTCTGAATCTAACCCATTTGGTTCTTATTGATACTATAAATATATAATACGGTAATGACTGAATAAACGGGTATAGAAAAACGCTAGGAACCTATTTTTACCACCAAATTATTAGAAAGACTGTTACTGCATTTGGAACTCTTTTTAATGACATTTATATAGAGCATAAAAATTCATCTGATGTAGGAATCAGTCAGATAAAGGTTCCTCTTGGGTATGGACCTATGCAAAAGTTTCTTGCCAGGATTGAGCAACAATCTGAATTGAATAAGGCAATTCAGATTACTCTTCCTAGAATATCATTTGAAATGACTTCTATTCAATATGACTCTACAAGAAAGGCAAATGTAACTCAAACATTTAAGACCTGTGGAAATGGAGATACTATCAAAAAAGTTTACATGCCAGTTCCATATAATATTGGTTTTCAACTTAATATAATGACTAAATTGCAAGATGATGCTTTACAAATAGTGGAGCAAATTCTTCCAAATTTTCAACCCTCCTTTAATCTAACTGTAGATTTGGTAGATTCTATTGGAGAGAAAAGAGATATTCCTGTGGTTTTGGATAGTGTATCCTTTACCGATGATTATGAGGGTGATTATTCAACTAGAAGGACTTTAATATATACATTAAATTTTACCGCCAAAACATATCTATTTGGTCCTATTTCTGATAGTACAGAGGGTCTTATTCGTAAGGTTCAAGTTGATATGTATACTAGTACTGATACTGCAACTGCTAAGAGAGAAATGAGATATACTCTCACTCCAGATCCAATTGATGCTGGACCAGATGATGATTTTGGATTTAATGAAACTTGGGAGACATTTGGTGATGCTAAAACCTATAGTCCAACTCAACAGAGGGATATTTAATACATTATGAAAAATAATTATGAAGATTTGGATAAAGCACTGAATATTGAAAGTGATATTGTTGAGGTAGAAAAGTCCATCACACCAATTGATATCATTCCAAAACAGAATGATGATATAAAAAAAGATTATGAATATACCAGAGCAAATCTATACTCATTAATTGAGAAGGGTCAAGAGGCAATTAATGGAATTATGGAACTTGCGGGTGAGGGTGGAAGTCCAAGAGCATATGAAGTGGCGGGGCAATTGATTAAAAGTGTCGCTGATACTACTGATAAACTTATAGACCTACAGAAAAAACTGAAGGATGTTCAGGAAGATAATACTAAAGTTTCCAATAATGTCACAAACAATGCCGTGTTTGTTGGGTCTACTTCAGAATTGTCAAAATTACTGAAACAAGGTTTTCTAAATAATAAAGAATAAGTCATATACTTTAGATGGGTTCTTTGCATAAATGGTTTAAGGGTTCTAAATCAAAAGATGGAAAACCTGGATGGGTTGAAGTAATTTCGGGAGAACCTTGTGCTCGTGAAGAGGGTGAAACAGGAACTCCAAAATGTGTTTCTTCTTCAAAAAGAGCAAGTATGTCAAAAGCAGAAAGAATATCAGCACAAAGAAGAAAAAGTGCTGCTGATCCAAATCAACCAGAAAAATCTGGTGCCGCTAAACCAACTTATGTTCATACCGATAAACCAAAAAAGAAAATGAACGAAGAAAAAGATATTAAGGGAAAGAGTAGTGGCAAAAAAGATGCTTGCTATACAAAGGTAAAATCAAGATATGATGTTTGGCCAAGTGCATATGCTTCCGGGGCATTAGTAAAATGCCGTAAGGTTGGTGCCGCTAATTGGGGTAATAAATCAGAATCAATAAATCTATCATCAAAGGACCCTCTCTCGGAACAAATGAGTATGATGCGTTACTGCCCCAAATGTGAAAAGGATGAGACTAGAGAAGAGTGTAAATATGGTCCTAAGTATTGGGATATGTTTTCAATACCTTCAAGTTTATCAACAAATCAGATGAAGTTTAGTATTGCTCAGGTTCACCCAGCAAATGAATCTAAGGAACCAGATCACGAATATTCAATGGCAAGATCTGAACTCTCCACAATTATTTCTGCGGCAAAAAGACTTCGCGGTAAGTTGAAAGGTGAGGGTAATATTGAAGCGTGGGTTCAATCAAAAATTACAAAAGCAGCAGATTATATTGATGCCGCTGCTGACTATCTAGATAGTGGTGAGCATAATGTTCAAGGATCAATGGATGAAGCGTGTTGGGTTGGATATAAAAAAGTTGGTATGAAGAAGAAGGGCAAAAAAATGGTTCCAAATTGTGTCCCAGAATCAGTTTCAATTGAAGACGCAAGTGGAAATCCTTATGTTGAATTTATTGATATTATTAAACCGGAAGTACTAAAACGAAGTAAAGGTATTGGTAGTAGACTTCTTGGAGAGAAAAAGTTATATTCAAACTGGAGAGAAGAACTTGCCGAAGATTGGCAGTCAGTAAATCGCAAAGATAAAACAGATGGGTTAAGTCAAAAAGCAGTTAATGCATATCGTCGTGAAAATCCAGGTTCAAAACTTCAGACTGCGGTAACCGAAAAGAAACCAAAGGGTAAAAGAGCAAAGCGTCGTAAAAACTTTTGTAGTCGTATGTCAGGGATGAAATCTAAATTAACTTCAGCAAAGACCGCAAGAGATCCAGATTCAAGAATCAACAAAGCTCTCCGTCGTTGGAACTGTAACTAAAATGAAATCTTTTCAACAGTTTATTTCAGAAAGTGTCAATATTGCTGGAGATTTCAACGGAAATCTTTATATGAATGCATCGCAACCAGAAACTACTAACGAGTCTTTTCTTGCTGATGTAGTTTGGGAGGGAAAATTATACCGCTTGGAAGTTGAGGGCAAATTGATGAATAAAAATGAACTTGCGGAGCAATTGCAGGGTGAATATCCAGGTGCAATTGTTCATAACATTTACCCCCAAACAACAAATTCTCTAAAAATTAAGAACTCACAAAGATATCAACCAGAAAGACTAACTTGGACTGATTAATTATGGCACAGTTTAATAAAAATACACAGGACTTTCTGAATCAGGAAAGAACTCTTTTTGAAGTCCCAATGATTGCCAATAAGAATGGCGAAGTAGTTACTGTTGATAATCCATTCCCAGTATCTCTTGGAAGTTCCAATATTACTATTAATGGTAGTATTACAATTCCAGGAATAGTAACAGTTACAAGCACTCCAGATAATCCAATTCATAATCACATAGTTGAAGTTGGGACAGGTGGAACATTAACAACTCCATATCTTCCAGTCGGTATTTCTACATTACTGAACACTGTATCAATTGGAAATACAGTATCAATCTCTAACACTTCATTCTATATTTTAAATCCCGTTACTTCTGTAACTGTTGGTGGAACTGTATCAATTGGAAATACAGTATCAATCTCAAATACAAGTTTTTATATAACCAATCCAGTCACAACAGTCGCAGTATCAGGTATTGGTTCAACAGTCACAGTTCAGGGAACAGTAGGTATTGGAACCACCGGACAAGTATCAATCAATCTTAATAATTCACCAGTCAGCACCACAAATCCATTTCCTGTTACTGGAACTGTTGATATTGAATTACCACCAATAGCAACTGATGCATTTGGTAGGCAAAGAGTATCTACACCACTTACACTTTTTGATAGTTCGCACAGATATAGAGATAATAATCTTTGGAGTGGTTTAGTTATTGGTACTGGTTCAACAGTTGGATTTGTAACTGCACAAGGTTTAGTAAATTTAACTGTTGGTGTTGGAAGCACCGCATCAATCATCAGAGAAACGACAAAAGTATTCTCATATCAACCAGGAAAGTCATTAGAAATTTTAACTACTTTTGTAATGAACCCAGCAAAAGAAAATCTTCGCCAAAGAGTAGGATACTTTGGTGCAGACAATGGAATGTATCTGGAACTTGATGGAAGTAGTTTATATTTTGTAGAAAGAACTTATGTTCCGGGAATTACAACAGAAACAAGAGTAGCACAAGCAGATTGGAATATTGATACGATGCTTGGTCCTGGGCATCTCAATCCATCTGGTGTCACATTAGATATTAGTAAGGCACAAATTCTTTGGATGGATATTGAGTGGTTGGGACTTGGAACTGTAAGATTGGGATTTGTAGTTGATGGTAAGTTTATTCACTGCCACTCATTCCATCACGCAAATC